TCGAGCGAGGCTCATTACGCTGTCCTGGGGATGGGCGGGCTACGGGGTGGAGGCAGGCGCCGGCGTCAGGCCGGCTTCTTGCCCATGACGATGTTCTCGACCAATGCGACCTGTCCGTAATCCTCGACCACATAGGCCTCGTTGACGGACTCGTAGTTCTCGACCTGGTCGCGCTTCGAATTGTCCTCGATCTTGCGGCGTTCGGTGCCGATCTGATCGTAGATCGACAGGTTGGACAGCTTGGTGATGAGCAGCGCGTTGCGCGGAAACTTCGGCACGCGGATCGCCTGGAGACCGCCGATCTTCTTGTCGGAGAGCAGCACGTCGCGCGCCAGCTGCTCGGTCGCCTTGTCGCCCGCCGCATTGACGATCGAGAAATATTTGTCGTGGACCAGGTCGCGCCCGACGATCACGATCAGGTCGGTATCGTCGCGGTAATTCTCGTCCAGCAGCTCGATCGCGTCAAAGACCAGCGCGTCGATGTTGACGTAATCGACGTCGACCTTGACCGTGCCGGGGGCGACATAGATCGCCTTCGTCGCGGTCTCGTTGCCCTGCGCGTCCTTGGTCAGGCCGCCGTCCGCCAGCACGCGGGCCGGCGCATCCACGCGGATATGCTGGAGCCAGCCGATATTGACGTCCTGGAGTAGCGGAAATCGCACCGGATCGGTGTCGCGGGCGACGGTCAGGCCGTTGAAGCCGATGCAGATTTTGTCGAGCGCCTGCGCCTTGACGATGGCATCGCGGATCAGCGTCTGGAATTCGGGCTTGTGCGCCCAGGCGTCCAGCGTCTCGTAGCGGATCAGCGTGTCGAAATTGGTCTGCTCGCAGCGGTAGCGCGTCGTGTCCAGGTCGCCCGGATAGCGGGGCTGGCGATCCTTGGTGCGGGTGTCGGTGCGACCGGCGATCGTGCCCTTGACGCCGACGCCGACCTTGTCGCCCTCCTGCGCCACGACGGGGATGATGTTGATCTGCGAGAGAAAGGCGCTGGACTGCTGCACCTTGCCGCGCAGCGTCTGGGCGACGGCCGGGGCGACGGTGAAGGACGCACCGACCGCCGCGACGCCGTTGAGATTGGCGATCTTGGTCAGGTAGCCGTTGAAAAGGACGCGGGTGGTGTTCTGCATGGGAAGCTCCGGGGATCAGGACTGGCGGGGCGCTGCGATCAGCAGTCGGTTTCGTGCGCGGCGTTGCCGCCCCCGCCGGTCGCGGGCTGGCGCGAGAAGGTGCGATCCTCGGTCTTGCCGAGCAGGCCCTTGATCTCCGCGATGTCGGTCGCCAGCGCGGCGACCTTGGGGTCATTGACCGCCGCATAGGTCTGCATGGCGCTGGTGACCGTCTCGCCGATCGAGCGCGCGAACGCCGCCAGATCATTGTCGTTGGCGGGCGGCTGGGTGCTGCCGGTGCCCCCGGCCGGGGACGTGTTCTCATTCGCCGGCTGCTGACCCTGCTTGCCGAAGCTGGCGGCGAAGGCGTCGAACATGCCTTTCAGCGACGCAAACAGGCCGGTCGGGTCGGTGCCGTCACCATCCAGGACGATCGTCGCCTCGGTCGCGGCGGTGAACAAATTGGCCTTGTCCAGCTTGCGCGCAGCAAGCGGGCTGGCGTCGCCCTTGGTGGCGGAAAATTCCAGCATCTCCGTGCCCAGGCTGGCGGGGTTGTCGGTGATCGCGACGCCGACCAGCCCGGCCTTGCCGGTGGCACCGAAGTTCGGCGAGATTTCGCACGACGTGAACAGCTTCTGCTTGGCGCGATTGACGGCGAGCAGCTGATCGTTGGCGTCGAACTGCGCGTACAGGCCGAGCCGCTTCTCCGTCTTGCCGTCCAGCACCAGCTCGACGTCCTGCGCCTTCAGCGCCGTGACGGTGCCATAGCTGTTGAAGGGCGGCTCCGGCGAATAGCCTCGGATATGCTCGCAATTGATGCTGGCGGTGTAGGTCGCCGGATTATAGCCAGCCGCCATCTGCTCGATCCAGTCACGCTCGATCACGCGGCCGTCGGTGGTGCCGCCTTCGACGGCGATGCAGAAAAAGCGGGTCTTGGCCATGGGGGCGGGTCCTTCGGGTCGGTCTGGCGCGGCAGCGCATTGGCAGGCCCGAACAAGCGCGGAAGCCGGAGCGCTTCTCAAGCGGCTGAAGGTGTGGCGGCGGCCGCCACACTTTTTGCGCTCTCCCGGTGCACGGACGTCGCGCGGCAAGGTCGCGGCGATCATGGCCACCAAGCTCCCCGCCGATTTCGGCATGTCGCTGCCGCCCGCGACGATGCCGATCGCGCCCGACCTGCGTCGGGTGGCGCGCAGCCGATATTGGCAGGGCTGGGGCTGCGCCCAGATCGCGGGCGATCTCGGCCTGAATGTCGAGACGGTGAAGTCGTGGAAGAAGCGCGACGGGTGGGACCAGGCGGCGTCGCTGACCAAGGTCGAGGACAGCCTGGAATGCCGCATCGTCATGCTGGTCGCCAAGGACCAGAAGACCGGCGCGGACTATAAGGAACTGGACGCGCTGATGCGCGCGCTGGCGACCACCGCCAAGGTCCGCCGCTATGAAGCGCCGGGCGGGCACGATGGCGACCTGAACGACAAGGTCGCCAATCGGAATAGCGGGCCGAAGAAGGACAAGGCGAAAAAGAACCACTTCACGACCGAGCAGGTCGAGGAACTGGAGCGGATCTTCGAAGACGAGTTGTTCGGCTATCAGCGGACCTGGTGGGACGCGAAGGGCGAGCGCACCCGCATGATCCTGAAGTCGCGCCAGATCGGCGCGACCTGGTATTTCGCGCGGGAGGCGCTGCTCGACGCGCTGCGCGGGGGCGGCAATCAAATCTTCCTGTCCGCGTCCAAGGCGCAGGCGCATATCTTTCGCGGCTACATCATCCAGTTCGCGGCGCGGGTCGGGGTCAAGCTCCAGGGCGACCCGATCGTGGTCACCGCCGACACGATGCCGGAAGGCGAGCCGGCGGCCGAGCTGATCTTCCTGGGCACCAACGCCCGGACCGCACAGGGCTATCACGGCAATTTCTATTTTGACGAATTCTTCTGGACCTATGGCTTTGAGGAGCTGAACAAGGTCGCCAGCGGCATGGCGATGCACAAGCGCTGGCGCCGGACCTATTTCTCGACGCCGTCGAGCGTCGCGCACCAGGCGCATCCCTATTGGACGGGCGAGCGGCGCAACCGGCGGGTGAAGAAGGCCGACCGGGTCGCGATCAATGTCGGCCATGCCCGGCTGAAGGCGGGCGTGCGGTGCGAGGACAATGTCTGGCGGCAGATCGTCACGATCGAGGACGCGGCCACGCTGGGCTGCGACCTGTTCGACATCGACGAGCTCCGCATCGAATATGCGCCGGACGAATTCGCCAACCTGCTGATGTGCCAGTTCGTGGACGACAGCCTGTCCGCGTTCAAGTTCAACGAGATCCAGCGCTGCACCGTCGACACGCTGGAGGATTGGGACTGGTTCCACCCGCTCGCCGACCGGCCGGTCGGCGCGCGCGAGGTGTGGGCGGGATACGACCCGCAGGAAAGCGAGGATGGCGATAATGCCGCCCTGGTCATCGGCCTGCCGCCGGCGGGGCCGGGCGGCAAGTTCCGGTTGCTGGAGAAGCACCAGATCAAGGGCGACTTCCAGGCGCAGGCCGAATTCATCCTGGCGCGCCTGGCGCGGTACAACTGCACCTATCTGGGCATCGACGCGAACGGGGTCGGCGCGGCGGTCTATCAGCTGCTGATCGGCAAGGTCCGCGGCCTGACCCGGATCGAATATTCGCTCGAGTCGAAGACCGCGATGGTGATGAAGGCGCAGCACAGTTTCGCGCGCGGGCGGATCGAGTTCGACAGCGGCTGGATCGACCTGCAATCCGCCTTCCTGTCGATCAAGAAGGCGCTGACCGGTTCCGGCCGCGCCGTCACCTTCAAGGCGAGCCGCACCGAGGAGGTGGGCCATGCCGACCTGGCCTGGGCGGCAATGCATATCCTGATCAACGAACCGCTCGACGGACAAGCGCGGCCGAAGGCCCGGATGGAGATTATCTGATGGACGATATGGCTGCCGTGGAGGGTGGATCGGTGCCGGCGCGGCCGAAGGGGATCGAGGCGTTCAGTTTCGGCGATCCGGAGGCGGTGCTCGACCGCCGCCAGATCATGGACATGCTGGAGGTGTGGCATAACGGCCGCTGGTACGAGCCGCCGGTGTCGATGGACGGGCTGGCGCGGGCGTATCGCGTGTCGCCGCATCATAGCTCGGCGATGATCCTGAAGCGGCGGCTGCTGGTGGCGAGCTTCGAGCCGACGCCGTGGCTGTCGCGGGCGGCGTTCGAGAAGGCGGTGCAGGACTATCTGGTGTT